GGCACTTACCCCAAGGAATTGGGGGGTGCGGTTTCTAAACGGAAATGTTAACGATGCCCACTCAATCTTCTTCAGATTGAGAGATTGGACGGGATATGGACTTCCGGCACTTTTGTACCCTCTCAACCAACTATTTTCGATTAGATGCTTGAATCCAATAGGATTCTCGAGTCCTTCGAAAATAGCGGCTGGAGGTACGGGAGTTACTTCGATTCCATTGCAGAAAATGCGTTTAGCAATTTCTGCGGCATTTCCACCTGAGCACTGCTCAGGTATGATGCTCTTGTTAAGAGAAATCTTAACATCAAGGGAATCTAGTATCTCTTTGTACCTACGGGATACTAGGCTATCCTTCCTGATTACAATATCGTCTCCAATCATTCTGTAATCTTTGAACCAAGAAAACTTTTGTTTTCTTAGATCAAAGGCTGCAGTTTGAACTATGAGGTGGTGAGTTATGCTAAAGACAGACCAGGAGCTTAACGCTCCTAAGGCTTGTCCTGTTGCAAAACTAACCTCCTCATCGTTAGGACCTGTAAAGGTCCTATTGGCGATAACATTGTACCAGGCGTCACTGATCTCCTGACCAAACATGTGTTTCATAACGATTCTCTGTAGGAATACAGGGAAACGATCTGTTGCACTAGTTAGGTCATAAGACCAGATTGGGGTAGATTCCTCCTTCGTCCACTCACATACAGCTTTCGCTGCACGTGAATGTTCGGAAGATGAATCTTCCTCAATCCGCTTAAGCCAATCCATAGTAAAACTATGTATTGATTTTAGCGATGACTGCGAGAACCAGTCGATAATAGCAAAAGGCCTAGCTTTCCCTCCAGGTTCGTATTTGATACGAATTCTAGAGTGAGATTTAGATCTTTTCCTTTTAGAGACTGACTCGCAAGGATCTCCTGTTTGGTCCAGAAGACTCATCATATAATTGAACTTTGTTAAGGAGCATAGCTCCCTAACAGAAGCTTCGATATTGGTATTTCGTATACCTTCACGGTCTACGAAAGCAGTACCGATAGCTGGTCCGTTAGGACCGTTCGATCCTGTGATGTGGTAACCAGTTTTGAGCTGGGCAATTCTCTCCTGTAATTGATTAGGTGGAAACACCTTCTCACATACAGTTAGAAAACTGCTCATCCATTCTGGATCTTCTTGACCCGAATAGGGGTCCGTTATGCTCGAAAGCGTATACGGTGGTTTGATTGTTACCAGCTTGTAAAGCTGGAGAACAGTCAAAACCGCCCTACGGGAATCTGGACCTTGGGACATGATTTCAAGGTAGGGTTTCAGTTTAACTGGAACCCCCTTGGAGTCACTCCTAAGGTACGGTATTGGGTCTGTTTTCACTCCACAGCTATGTCGTAAGGCATAGTTGTAGACTGATTTCGTTCTCAATACCGCGGAAGTAGTTCCTTCACATCTTTCGATGTCAAGGAACCACTTCTCCCATTTTGCAAGAAGATCGCTAATGTCGACCCCGAGAAACTTACCTAAGAAAGTAATCAAATACTTTCGACGGACGGTTCCTCGACGACCTCGGAACGGTTTAAACACGTTCTGAGATTTTGTTGGCATGGGTGTTCTTCCAGTAGAATGTCCCGAAGTGGGGTAACTTCAGGCGGCAACGTCTAAGGCTGCCCTGGATGCGCTCTCCCGCAGAAGCGGTGCCGAACATCCTGACTATTACCTACCGAGAGGTAGGTCGTAACACTCCCGTCAAACGGAGTGAGGCGACTTATCCTTTCTCAAGGGAATAAGCCAGGGTCACGGTTGAAACCGGTACTGA